CACCAGTAGATGTAGACGTACCAGCTTGATCAGCAGTAACAAATGGATTGTCAACAATTCCATATCGGGTTTTAAATCCGATTTTTGGTTGGAATGTATTCTCACCCATTGCTCTTACCATTTCTAGTGGGACGTACGGACAATAGAACATTCCTGCATCATAAGGACTTGAACCCTTATAACCAACAACATACATTTGTCCAGCAGCAGAACCATAGTAAGGATCAACATATACTTTCATACCATTCATTGTACCAACGAGGGTATTAGTATGTGCATCACCTGTGGTAGCATGACCTGTTTCCAGCATTCCACCTAGAGCCATTGCTGAAGCAACATCAGCAGAACAGATCATAAAACTACCTCGGCCACGTCTTGTAGATTGACCAATTTCGTTACGATCACGTTCAATTTGATACATCAAACCTTTGAACTTCTCAACAGACCATCGGCCGTTAGAGTCAGTATCAAGATCAAAAGTACCAGCCGTTGTTACGTTAGTAGCAGCACCCCAACGAGCATTTTTATAAATGCGTCGAACTACTTCACGGTTGATTTCTGCAAGAATTTCATTAGAAAGAATGTTTGACAATTCTGTCTCTGCATCCAAACCATGAACTGCTTTCAAGTCTTGAGCCAACTCCGTGGTGTACTCAGCTTTAAGAGCTCGAGTTTTTGCCGTTACGGAAGTTTTCTCAATGGTGAAAGCCATCTCTGCGAAAGCAATAGGAGCAGCATCGCCCTGTGCTTCCATGTTAGCAGTCGTATCACCTGTACCTGATGTCCATGTACCAGCAAACGGATTGTTTGTTCCGTCTGTAGCAACATGAGTACCAGCACCAGAGAAATCTGTGTCTGCTTCATCAAAGAGAGCTTCAGTTCCACCCTGTGTACTGTATTTAGATTTCATGGCAAAAATGAGTCCTGTAGGTCCTGTCATAGGTTGAACACCACAAACATCATAAGCCATCAAATGAGGCATAGAGCGTCGAACTAATGAGATCATAATAGGATCCCATTTAGCAACTCCACCCGTATCTGCCATAGCACCAGCAGAGTTAACAGGAGCTGCTTCGTTCAAAAACTTTTCTTGATTTTCCAACAAACGTAATGTTACATCACGTTTATAAGAATCTTTAATTTCAGGAAGATCAGCATGCTCCATAACGCCTTTCCATTTCTCTGAAACTGTTTCGGATAAATACATAATTGTACTCCTTTAATATTTATTTAATTTAAGTTAACTTGTTCTCAATCATTCCATAACTTAGTTTATTTTTTTGATAAATCAGAAATAGCTCTCATAATACTGTCCATACGTTCATCACTTTTTCCATCTGCAACTGGATTGTTAGTACCGGCTGTTTTCTTATTATCTTTTACTTCTTTCTTATCTGATTTAAAGTAGCTGTTCTTGATGATGTTTAGTTTTTCCTTATACTGTTCATCAGTATCGTACTCAACATCTTCGGTTAACTCAGCTAACTTCTCTACATCAGTATCAACCATTCCTTCGGAAATTTCTTTGAAAATATGATCAGCTTTATACTTATTTAATTCTTTCACGGTTTCCATATGCTTCTCTGTTTGTTCGTCAAGTTTTTCTTCCAACTCGGCAACTTCAACAACTAGATTTTCAAATACATCTTCCTTCTCATCAGGAACATCAATATAATGCTCTTCAAACAACTTCTTCAAACCAGAAATAAAACTCTCGGTGACTTCGTTACGAACACCAGTTTCAACTGCAAGTTTATTTTCTGTCATCCATTCTTTTACTGTATAGTTGAGGTAGTTATCTACGTTCTCAGTCATCTCTGTCTGCATAGATTCAATACGCTCATCATTCTCTTTCTTAGATTCTTCACGAATCTGTTTACGAATACCAGCAATCTTAGACTTAACAGCAGCTTCAAAGATTGTAGCAGCTTTCGTTTTGAATTCCTCTGAAAGTTCTTCACCATCTACGAGAGCAGAAACGTCAGCAGAAACATCTACTTCGATATCTTCTTTCTTAGTTTTGGCTTTTTTGTTTTCGTCAGTTTCTTCTTCGTCCTCTTCATCTTCGTCTTTGTGAGGGAATTCTTCTTTCTTAGATTTCTTGCTTTCGTCGGTATCTTCTTCTTCATCTTCATCTTCGTATTCTTCTTCGTGCTTTTCTGCTTTTGCTTTTTTGTCATCAGACTTTTTAGCTTCTTCCATATTTTCTGTATCATCTTTTACTTCCTCCTCATTTTTTGCTTCGGCAGATTCCATAATTTCTTTTTCCAGTTCTTCATCACTTTTTCCATTTTCTATTTTTTCTTCATTTGCCATGTTACTTCTCCTTTAAAG